GGTGTATCATTTATCTCTTGGCAAAATCGTTGGATAAGAGGTTATCTAATGGCAGTGCCAACAGTTGCATTATTCTTTGCAGCTGGTGGATGGATAGGAATGGCTGTTCTAGCAACAATTTGGGGAATCTCAAACTTCGAACTAGAAGCACTTAACTATCTTGAACACTATGGATTAATTCGTGTCAAAGACCAACCAATTGATTACAGACACAATTGGGATAATTCAACAGCTTTTACTGCATGGTTCTTTATTGAAATCGGTAGACAAGCAGACCACCATGACAGAGGTGAAACTCATTTCTGGGAATTGGAAAATGTTGGATGTCCAAATACAGGTTGGGGATACTTCGTAGTATTCTTTATCGCATTAGTACCACCTATATGGCATTGGTACATGAGAAAAAGATTAGCTGCTTGGGATACACACTTTGCAACAGATGAAGAACAAGCAATTGCTAAAAGAATCAACAAAGAAGTTGGTTACGAAGGCACAGCTTTTGTTGGAGATGTATTACAAGATGCTGGTAATGTAGACTTAGGTTTACGCTCAGCTAAAAAGTAGTTAACTCTAAATACTTATGGAATTGGGGCGTGATGAACGCCCCTTTTCTTTTTAAGTCTTATAAATAACAGTATGACAACAGAAACATCACCACTCAATAGACAACCTACTGCATTAGACTATTCAAGTCCTACACAGTTTCGTTTTCTAATTAATCAATTACCTAAAGTACAATACTTTACTACTGAAGCAAATCTACCTGGTATTACATTAGATGAATTAGAACTTGGTTCACCACTTAAAGATTTACCACTATTAGGTTCTAAATTAACTTATGATGATTTAACAATAACATTTATTGTTGATGAAAATCTAGAAAACTATATTGAAATGCATACATGGTTAACAGCAATTGGATTTCCAAAAGATAGAAAACAATTTAGAGATTTTAGAAGTACAACATCAAATGTTGCAACAGCTACAAGAGGTGAAAGTAAAGACATAGGTGATGTAAAGGCACCAACACCTGAAATATCTATGAGTAGTGATGCTGTATTAACTATACTAACAAACAAAAACAATCCTGTAGTAGAGTGTAGATTTGCAGATGTTTTTCCTACAAGTTTAAGTGGATTAACTTATTCTCAAAATCAAACTGATGTTGAATATCTTACAGCAACAGTAAACTTTAAATATAAATTATACGAAATAATAACACTATAAATAGTTATAGATTTATTATTGTGGAGTGAACATGACCTTAGATGAATTAAAAATTCAAGTTGCAAATGACTTGAAAGTAAATGATGAAAGACTTGATACCGAATCTTTAAAAAATCAAGAACTATATTCAAAGTACTTAGAAATAAAAAGTAACTTTGAGTTATTGATGTATAAAGCAAAAGGTGATTACAAAATACTTTATCGTGATAAGTGGGAATACTATGGCGGTAAAGCAGACGCAAAGATTTACGAAACAAAACCTTTCGATTTAAAAGTACTTAAATCAGACTTATCTATCTACATTGAATCAGATGAAGATATAATTAAAATGGAAAATAAAATAGTATACTTAGAAACAGTTATCAAGTATGTTGATGGTGTACTTAAATCTATAAGTGCTAGAGGTTGGGATATCAAAAATGCTATACAATGGAAAAACTTTGAAGCAGGATTGATGTAATGTTTGCAGTATCATATGATAATTTTTTAGAGGAACATATTGCGCAACTCATAGACTTTGAAATGAGAGAAGTAAAGTGGCAATATGATTATGATAGTAAACCAAATGGAACTCAAAAACATTGGCATGTATTTTGTGGACACAATATTGAAGAATGTAAATTAAATGGATTTGATTTTATTGAACCCATTTGGAATTGTATACAAAATCAAGGTTATAAAATAGAATTAGAAAGAGCATATTTAAATGCTCATACTTATGGAATAGAACCACATATTCATAGAGATGATGGTGATGTCACTATGATATATTATCCTAGATTAGATTGGAAAATAGATTGGGGTGGTGGAACTGCAATTTATAATAATGAAGTAACAGAGATTGGAAAACATTTTGTTAACAAAGGTAATAGATTAATTATGTTTGATGCTGACTTACCACATCAAGCACAACCGATTAGTAGATTATGTTTTCAATTAAGAACATGTATAGTATTCAAAACAAACAGAGTGACTTAGCAATGTTAAACTACTATAAATTTATTGGACATTATAAAAATATAGTTAGTCAAGAATTATGTAATGCTATAATTGAAGAAGATTTTAATTATAATGAATCTACTTACTCTACTCATGAAGGCCAGTCACCAGATTGGAAAAAAAATAAAAGAGTTAAAATGGATGAGATATGGATTCGTAAAGACCATGTTTTTTATGAGGCATTAAATCATGCTGTTTCTGATGTGGCAGAAAGATACTCAGAAGAAATTAAGAAGACTAAAAGAGATTTTGTAGTACAAAAGACAACAGACTTTAGATTAAACAAATATGAAAAAGGTGGATACATGAGTTTACATTGTGATAATATACATCATAGTCATGGTCAACAATATGGATTTCCACAAGCCTCAGTTTTATTATTTTTAAATGATGATTTTGAGGGTGGTGAATTTGTTGTATCTGAATTACAATTAAATATTAAGAAAGGTGATGCTATTATTTTTCCGTCTAATTTTATGTTTCCACATGAAGTTAAAAAAGTTACACAAGGAACACGCTGGAGTATTGTATCATGGTTGATGTAACTCAACACAAAGTATTTCCTACTATCATAAATGAATTTCAATTTGGTATGGATAAACAAGAACATGATTTAGTTATTGATGAGCTTAATGACATGGAAAAGTATAAAGAAAATAATCTTATTACTCAAACCACAGATGACTTGTCTAAACATATACCAAAGTTTACAAAAAAGATTTATAATATTACAGAACATATATGTGAAAAATATTCATACCTATATGATAGATTAGAATTTACAGGTATGTGGGCAAACAAATTAATAAAGGGTGAAGTACATCCACCACATACACATTCCAATAATATTTTTTCTGGTGTGTACTATCTAGAAGGTGGTTCACAAATACAATTTTTTGACCCAAGACCACAGGCAACTGTTTTACATCCTAACTTAAAATATACTAACTTTGAGAACTCTGGTATGATAGGATTTAATTCATCAAAGGGATATGGTTTAATTTTTCCTAGTTGGTTACAACATTGGGTATCTACAACAGACACAACCAGAATTAGTATATCATGGAATATATTATTAAGAGGTGACTATGGACAACCAAACACATTACAAAATTCACATATCTAAACTCAACGAAGTTTATTTAAAAGTAGAATGTGATAACTCTGGTATATGTTATGAGTTAGTACAGTACTTTACATTTGAAGTGCCTGGTCATAAATTTATGCCTGCATACAGAAATAAAGTTTGGGATGGTAAGATAAGATTATTCTCAGATAAAACAGGTAAAATATATGTGGGTTTATTATCTTACATAAAAGAGTTTTGTGATAGAAACGAAATAGAATATGTTATTGCTGATGATGTAGATGATACAGATAATTTAGATATAGAAAAAGTAAAAGATTTTGTAAAGTCTTTAAAACCACAATCAAAAGGTAAATTATTAGAAATTAGAGATTATCAGCTTGATGCTATACAATGCGCACTGAGTAATCATAGAGGAATGTTAGTTTCGCCGACTGCTAGCGGGAAGTCATTAATCATATATGCACTCATAAGATTCTATAACTACTTACTTAAAGATAAAAAGATATTAATACTTGTACCAACTACATCATTAGTAGAACAGATGTATTCTGATTTTATTGACTATGGTTGGAATGATAAATACTTACATAGAATATATCAAGGTCATGAGAAAGACACAGATAAACCTGTAATCATTTCAACATGGCAGTCACTCTATAAGTTAGATAAAAAATATTTTGAAAATTTTGGATGTGTTGTTGGAGATGAAGCACATCTATTTAAATCTAAGTCATTGACTACAATCATGACTAAACTGATAAATTGTAAATATCGTTTTGGAATGACAGGTACTTTAGATGGTACACAAACACATAGATTAGTTTTAGAAGGTCTATTTGGAAAAGTAGAAAAGGTAACATCCACAAAACAGTTAATGGATAAAGATACTTTGGCTAATCTTAAAATTAAATGTTTAGTATTAAAGCATAAAGAAAATGAGTGTAAAGAAGTAAAAGATTTAAAGTATAGTGATGAGTTACAGTATATAGTGGCACACAAGGCACGGAATGACTTCATTTCAAGACTTTGTGATAAATTAAGTGGTAATACACTATGTTTATATCAGCTTGTAGAAAAGCATGGGCTAGTGTTGTATAACATGATGAAAGACTTTGATAGAAAAGTTTTTTTCATACATGGTGGAACAGACACAGAAACAAGAGAAAAAATTAGAGCAATAACGGAGAAAGAAACAAATGCAATCATTGTCGCGTCGTATGGTACATTTAGT